CTCATCGACCTTCGTCTTGACGCTGGTTGCTGGGTCTCAGCAGTCCATCCCTACGGATGGCAACCGCTTCCTCGATGCGGTCCGCAACATATCTGCTGCCAATGCAGTGGGTCGTGCGGTCCGCGTGGTGGAGCGAGAAATCCTTGATGCTCAGTTGCCTGATTGGCATACCGAGACGTCATCGACAAGCCTCAAGCACTTCATGTTCGACGAGCGCAGCCCGAAGACGTTCTACGTCTATCCGCCTGCCACCGCTGGACACAAGCTTGAGATCGTGTACTCGAAGTCTCCGGTCGACATCACGACCAGCGACCTTTCGTCTACTTCGATCCTGTCGAACGAAGACATCTACTCTGGTGTGCTGCTGGACTACATCCTGTACCGCGCATTCAGCAAGGACAGCGAGTACGCCGGAAACATGCAGCGCGCTGGCGTTCACTACCAGATGTTCGCCAACAGCCTGGGCATCGGCAATCGTCGTCGCTACGCCACTTCACCCAATGTCGCAAACATGGATGGCGTTCCATCCAAGGCGACCCAACTTGACGCGGCGTAAACATGAGCGCAACGCTTGACAACTTTTACGCATACGTCCTGCCTGAAGTTCCTGGTTGCCCAGAGATCACTGCGGATGTTGCAATCAGGTCGGCGTTGATTGAGTTCTGCGAAAAGTCTCTTGTAGTTCAGCGCGACCACGATCCAATATCTGTGTTGAAGGGCTTGGTTGATTACGACCTTGAGCCCCCAACAGGGCAGCTGGTGGTAAAGGTACTCAAGGTCTGGTTCCAATCCAAGGAGCTTGACCCGGTGGCTCCAGACAACATCGACAAAGCAGAGGTTTACAACACTCTCTTTGCAAACGCCGATGTAAGTCAGGCAGACCCAAGGCAGTACTTGCAAAAGGATGAGCGAACCATATCGCTTTTCCCGATCCCAAAGGAAAGCGCCGCCAACGCGCTGACTTTGCGCGTTGCTCTCAAGCCAACACGGACCGCGACCTCGTTCGAGGATGTCTTGTTTCAGGACTATGCAGAGGTCATCGCTCATGGAGCGAAGTACCGCCTGCTTGGGATGGCGAACAAGCCCTGGACGAACGGTCCCGCAGCAGCAAGCGCGCTGACGCAATTCAATTCCGGAGTGAATGTTGCACGTCAACGCGCATCGCGCGGCAACACGCGGGCTGAAGTGCGCATTCAACTTACTGGAGTCTGAAGTGGCAGAAAAGATCAAGCTCGTACAGGGCGACTCGCTGCCCTATATCAACCTCACGTTGACAGACGACTCCACTGGAGCGGCGCTCAACCTATCAGACCCAGAGACAGTCGTTCGGGTCTATTTCCGTGCGTCAGGATCAACAACGATTCTGTCGACCATCGTTTGTTACAAGGTAAACGGAGGAGCCGATGGAAAAGTAAGGTTCGATCTGTCATCCGTGTCAACGGTTCCATCGGGGCTATACGAAGCCGAAGTCGAAATCGACTTTGATGGTTCAACGCAAACAGTGTACGAAACACTGAAGATTTTTCTCCGTCCTCAATTTGCTTAAAGGAGCAAGAACATGTCCGCAATGTCCGATTATTTGGAAAACAAACTGGTTGACCATGTGTTCCGTGGTCAGTCTTATTCTCTGCCCGTCTTGTACGTCGGCTTGCTCACCGCAGCACCGAGCGATGCAGGCGGTGGCACAGAGGTTTCTGGCGGCTCGTATGCCCGCGTGAAGGCTGCAGCTGGCGCGTCGCAGGCGCTGACCGACTGGAAGTCGACGCAGAACGACAGCCTTGCCTCGACCGGGACCGGCGGCAACACCACTAATACCAACGCCGTGAATTTCCCGACGCCGTCCGCAACCTGGGGCACCGTCACCCACTTTGGCATCTACGATGCACTGAGTGGCGGCAACCTGCTGTTCTGGGGCGCTCTGACGATTGCGAAGACCATCAACCAGTCTGACACGGTAACGTTCCCGGCTGGCTCGCTGTCGATCACGTTCGCTTGATAGAGGGCAGCAGCCATGCTGCTGAACACTGGTCAGCTTAATGTCGCGCAGTTAAACGGCGCCTCGCCAGAGCTTGAGTCTCTGGCGTCCTCCGTTTCCTGCGCGGCAACCCTGTCTGGCGCGCTGTCCAAGACCGGGTCTCTTGCCGCAGCCGTATCTTGCTCGGCTTCTGCATCGGCTGGCTTGTCGGCAACGAAATCTGTTGCCACGGCTGTCTCTTGTTCAGCGAGCATCACTGGCAGTCTTAGCAAGATTTCGAGCCAATCCGCAAGCGCATCTTCGTCTACGTCTGCTTCCGCAGACCTGGCAAAGACAGCAGGTCTTGCAGCGTCTGCATCGGCGACCGCAACACAGTCGTCATCGATATTTGTTCAGTTCTTCTTTGCTGGCTCTGCCTCTGTGTCAGGGTCTGCAAGTGGGCTACTCTCGAAGTCGAGCGCGCTTGCTGGCGCTGTATCAAGCTCCGCGACACTCGCAAGCACAAGCCTTTCAAAGACGTCGGCGCTGTCCTGCGCAATCAGCGTCGCAGGAAGTACGTCAGGCTCCGGGTACGTTGCCTACACGGTATCGGCTTCAGCCACTGCAACGGCGACCACCTCAGCGCTTGCAAGCCTCAACAACCCTCTTGCCGCACTCGCGGCAACTGCGGTTACAGCGTCTGCTGCGTCCGCGAGCGTAACGAAGAATCTTGCGCTCACAGGAACATCGACTGCGGTCACGGACGTTGCGCCTGCCAGCATCACAAAGAATCTGGCGCTCGCGGCTTCAGCTGTTGCAACGACTGCATCGGTTAGCGCATCCGTTGTCAAAGACCTCGCGCTGTCAGCTTCAGCAAGTGCTGCGACATCTGCAACCGCCGCCATCACGAAGAGCTTGGCGCTGGTTGGCGAAGCGTCCGCTTCGGTGTCTTCTGCGCCAGCAGACATCACCAAGAATCTGCAGCTTGCTGCCAGCGCAACGGCTGCGACAACCGCAGCGGCAAATCTTGTAGTCCCGCTTTCAGGGGTGCTGGCGACCGCAACAGCAACTACCAGCGCCACTGCAAGCCTGACGAAGAACCTTGCCCTTGTAGCGGGGGCGACGGCTGTCACAAGTGCGGCTGCTGGCATCACCAAAAACCTGCAGCTGGCTGCGTCTGCGTCCGCATCGACAACTGCTGCAGCTGATCTCTTTGTTCCGCTTCAAGGCGTCCTGGCTACAGCGACGGCAACGACAAGCGCAACAGCAAGCCTTACCAAGAACTTGGCGCTGGTCGGGTCGACGTCTGCCACGACGTCCGCAACAGCAGCGATCACCAAGAATCTGGCTCTGGTGGCTTCTGCATCAGCGGTCACAACTGCGCAAGCAGGGATCACCAAGAACCTTGCGCTGACTGCATCGGCATCTGCTGCAACCACCGCAGTTGCAAGCATTACCAAGAACCTGTCCCTTGTGGGCGGGGCAACCGCAACGGTTTCTTCTGCGCCTGTTGCGCTGACAAAGAACCTTGCGCTCTCAGCGTCTGCGATAGCGAACACAACAGCTGTTGCTGAGCTTCGGAAGAATCTGGAGGCTGCGGCAGTAGCAACGGCAAGCACAACAGCTGTTGCCGCTGTTACCAAGAACCTCGCGTTGGTTGCTTATGGCTCCGCGTCGGCAAATGACGCCGCCATGAGCCTGACCAAGAACATGGCTGGCGTGGTATCCGCGTCCGCCCAAACGTCTGCTCGACTGCGGCGCGTCCCGAAGGTGGTGACGGCTGTGGCGGTGGCGACTTACACAAAACCTGTTGCCCAGGTCACCGTCAATGGAGTGAGCATGAAGGCTGAATATCGCGCCATCGTTGGCGAGGTTGAATACTGGAAGGAGGCTGCGTAATGGCAATCCTCTACAAGAACAACGCAAATTCCACTCTTGCCTCTGGCATCAACACTTCTGCCACCAGTATTACTCTTGCCTCTGGTGGTGGTGCAAGTTTCCCGGCGGTGTCGGGCTCTGATTTTTTCTACGCCACCATCCTCAAGGTGTCCGATGGGACCTTCGAGATCGTCAAGGTAACGGCGCGCTCCACAGATGTTTTGACCGTCGTCCGCGCACAGGAAGGCACAACTGCTGGCACGTTCAGCGCAGGCGACAGGGTGGAGCTTCGTATTACTGCTGGCTTGCTTGACCAACTCAAGGCTGACGCAATTGCCAGCAAATCAGCAGACTCAAACCTGCTCGATGGATACGACAGCACGGCATTTTCTGGTCCTAACAGCACGATCAAGACATTCTTCTGGGATTACCTAACTGCCGTGGGAACCCAGGCGAGGACTTTTGAAATCGCCAGACTTGGTATTGACTACAACGACTGGAACACCGGCACTGGTCCGTTTGAAGTCGAGCTGTATGAAACATATTACTCACGCGGGCTGAAAAAGAAGTATGTTATTTACTGGGGGTATACAAACTCATACGGCATTCAGCTTGTTGAGTACAGCGGCAGCGGAGACAATAATTTTCAGGTTAGGGTAAGTGCGCCCGTACTTGTAAGCGGCGACAACTACTATATCTCTGTTTTTGTTGACGTTCGATATTACTCCCATGTTGACGTTAGAGTCACAACAAATAGGGATATTACGACCTCCAATCCTCCGGCAATTGGAACCACTTATATCAATGCATCCCCAACTGCAGTAAACATCTCTGATTTTTCCGCCGACACAACAGTAAACTTCTGTCAATCAACCGCGATCCAGGTCGCTGGAAACCAGCTACTCCACGCAGGTAATTACTCAAACTATGCTTTGCCCATTACCGGCGGAGCGATTACTGGCAACCTCACGCTTGATGGAGCGAGCGACAAAACACTCACGTTGCGCACGTCAACGAACTGGTATTACTACCTCAAGGGAGTTGGCGACAACTTCAGATTTGAGGATGGAAACAATACAGTAATTTGGAACGTAAACTACAACGGCGGAACGACCGGGAAGTTCCTTCAGATTTTTGGTAATGCGTGGCGGGTCAACAACGACGGAACACTTTACACAGAAAATAAACTCAATTTTGCGCGCAATGATGTACAGCGGATACTGGAATCACTCAACACCTCCGCCTCAAGCGCAACTCAGTTTTTTATCGATCACAGCTATGGCGTCGTCAACATTGGAAATGCGCGAGGCGCAATTAACATACAAGGGTATTTGGCTCTCAACTCAAACAACTACTCAAGTTATGCGCTTCCTCTGACTGGCGGTTCTGTCACCGGGAGGATCACGGCTTCCACGGGCTCTTATCGCGCCGTGTATGTGCTGGACGCCCCTGGCAGCGCAGGAACTTATGTATGGGTCCGCGCAAACATGGGCGGCTTCAATGGCGGCGACAACACAGTCAAGTTCTCTGTCCAGCGCAACATAAACGAGAACAGCAACACCCCTTATGGTGGACCATCTGCGGACTTTACCGTTCATTCCAGAGAGTGGCACGGCGGGCAAGAGTGCTGCATGGTCTATTACTCAGAGCATGGATCAAGCTCTGGAACTGGCGGCGCTTATATCTCTCATGCGGGACCAAGAGACCTTGCTGGAGGTGGTTATTGGTTTTACATGCGCCTTGAGGGGGGCATTCGATACTACGTTTTTGTGGACGCGGACTCCGGTCCAATCACTGGTTTTTCAGCAACAACAGACCCTGGGTCCGTCCCGGCAATACTTGGGTGGGGTTTGAACGTACTCGGCACAAACGGCAACTCTGCGCGCGTTCTTACGAACAGCGTTGGAATTGGCGCCTATACCGACGTTGGGCTTGGCGTCAGCGGTGAGTCGCACTTTTCTGGTGCTGTGTATTTCGGCGGGACAATTGGTAACGTTAACTCATGGGGCACTCGCCAATCTCAATCAGGAGGCAACCATTATTTCAATGCGCAATCTTTCCAGCTGGATGGGTCTGGTTATGGTAACTCTTGGTACTTGATCGCCGATAACTACGGGATAAAGGTTCAAAACAGAATTAAAGTAAAGAGGTCGGAGATTGCTTGGTATCAGCACGGCAACAACAATGCTGAGTACCTTCACATGAAGACCAATTTGTGGGGTGGTGGTAGCCCAAACGGTCAGACTCAGCCAACAATGAGTCTGTTCCATATCAAGGGTTATACATATGACGCCCGGACTATTGACTCCATGATTGGCTTCCACAACTGGTCTGGCGGCATATACAGCCTTCAGATGTCAAACGCTGGAAGCTGGGCTGCAGCGTCTTCTCCCTATGTTTCAACTGATGGTTATGTCGTGTTGGTGCTGAGAACGGGATCAAACTACACCGGAGTGACAATCGATTACCACCAGCTGTTTCCATACACGTACATTGAAAACGTAACGGTGACTGCAAGCCAGGGGTCAGCCAATGCCACGGGGGTTTATTGATGAGCAATGAACTTAGGAGCGCTGACATAGCCTATGTCAGCGACGGAACGCTTCCCATTGAGGAGGCGCTTGCAATTGTCAGCCAAGCTGTCTTCCCAGCAGCCGTGGTTGGCGACACAGTGTTCCAGTGGGGGCATTGGTTCTTGTTAACAGAGAGCGGATGGGTTCCGCGCCCCGAGTAAAGGAGAAAGACATGGGTCCAGAGTCCGTTCAAACCCCCCAGCCGCAGTACACGGCTTCATTCACCATATCTATTTCAGCGATCAGAACACGAACGATTGGGTCGCTTGATGGCGTGATAAAGGTTGTTGAGTTCAAGGTTGTTGGCTCTGAAGGTGGGTGTGAGTTTGAGTTGCCGCAAACTGTTGAGCTTGGCGACCCAGACCAGTCTTCATTTATTCCGCTGCCGCAAGTTGACGAGCAGTCTGTTGTGTCCTGGGTTGAGGGCAGCTTCCAAAACATGCATGCGGTCAAGAGCCACATCCAATTTGTGTTGAAGCGCATGCTGCTGCAGGAATCGCTCAGCACACAACCATTGCCGTGGCAGGTGTCACAGCAACCTGTAAGCCAGTAAACAGAGGAGATGAGGGTGGAATTTACTTTCAAGGTGAACGAACAAACGGCACAGCTGATCTTGGGTGGACTTGGAAAGCTGCCGCTTGAACAGAGCATTGAGGCTTTTTTTCTGCTGAAGTCACAGTACGAAAACCAAAAGATGCAGCCTTCTCAGTCTCCCAAACCGGCTGAGCAGGGCGGGTGATTGCAAGAGGACTTCACATGGCAAGCAGAGACTTGAATCAGATCGACGACCGCGTACAAGAGGTTGAGGGCAAGCTTATGACACACGAAGCTGTGTGCGCTGAGAGATACAGCGGCATCAACGCGCGCCTAAAAAGGCTTGAGGGCATCCTTATCGCCTCTGGCGGAGCGATCATCTTGCTCTTGCTGTCCCTGGTGCTGAAGATGAAATAAACCCCATCGGAGCGACGAATGAAAAAAGACCCGCGCCTTGCAAAGGCGGGAGTGTCTGGCTACAACCAGCCAAAGCGCACCCCGTCGCATCCAACGAAAAGCCATGTGGTCGTCGCCAAGGCTGGCGATCAGGTGAAGACAATCCGCTTTGGTCAGCAAGGCGTCACTGGTAGCCCCAAGAAAGAAG